TATCGGTAAGAAAAATTTTTATTTCTCAAAAACAAAACAGCTTAAAGGTAAGAAAAAGAAGTACAAAGTAGAATCTGATTGGAAAGACTACTTTGGTTCTAACGAAGAGCTAAATCATCACGTAAATATATTTGGCCAAGATTGTTTTAGAAGAGAGATCCTTAGATTCTGTTCTTCGAAAGGAGAAATGTCGTATTTTGAAGCAAAGTATCAGTTTCAATACGATGTTCTTGAATCAGATCAATACTATAATAGTTGGATCTCGTGTAAGATACACAAGAAACACTTGACATTTTTGAAGAAGAAGGTATAATATATTTGGGTAGATCGAAAAACAGAAAGGAGAAATCCATTGAGTTGGCCCCATAAAAATAGACCCCGTAAGGGACGTAGAAAGATCGGTTCAGCGAAGCGTAAAGCACGTCGTATGAAGGGTCGTAAGCGTAAGTAATTTAATCAAGAAAGGTGAATAATAATGAATAAGTTTTTTCTATCAGCAGCAATCGTTCTCGGTCTAACAGTTTCTGCATCCGCACTAACAACCCTAGACGAGACTCACAACGGTAAGACTGTTGCTGTTCCTGGTGCTACAAAGAGCCATGGTGTTTATGCGCCAGCAGCCCAGTATACCCCACACGGTCTAGTTGTGACTGCTCCTCCAGGCGCTGACGTTGATGTTGATAACGACGGTAGCGATATTTCTATTGATATTACCCCAAAGGGTAAGCAGGGTCTTCTTGGCCTTGGTGTTCTAGGACTATAAGAAATGCGTAAGCTGGATCTGGACGAAGTAAAAGAATTTATTGTCAATACATCATTGTCAACCAAAATCTATATTGGTTCAGATTCAGCACGCTATCGTAAGGGTGAAGCGTGGTATGCTGAATACTGCACTGTAATTGTGATTCATTACGATGGTAATCGTGGTTGTAAAGTTTTTGGTCAACTAGAATCTGAAAGAGATTATGATCAGAAGAAGGATAAGCCACGTATGCGCTTGATGAATGAAGTTATGCGCACAGCACAGATGTATTTGGATCTCGAAGAAGTAATTGGTTGTCGAGACGTTCAGATCCATCTGGACATCAACCCTGACGAGAAGCATGGTTCTTCATGCGTAATCTCAGAGGCAGTTGGCTATATTAAGGGATTTTGTAACGTAGTACCTTTCGTAAAGCCCAACGCTTTCGCCGCCAGTATAGCAGCCGATCGTTTATTGGCGTAAATTAAAAGAGGGGGTAGAGCCAGCTGGGACGGCCATCTGCTCATAACAGATTTATGACCAGGTTCGATTCCTGGTGCCCCTACCATTTATCATGAAAGGAAATTACGTGAATCGTTTGTTGTCTGTTGTTTTAATTTCAACGGCGTATGCTGTTACATGTACGCCTGTGCAGGCCAATTTTTTGGAGGATCTATTCCGGCCATTTTCTGCACAGCCTTCCCAGCATACCCATAACACTAAGCATTCCAAGCATATAAATAATTATTCCACTGGTGGCGGACACAACGCCTCGTGGTATAACGACCGGAGCGGACGGACAGCATCCGGTATGCGTCACCATTATGGTGTTGCGCATAGAACCTTACCATTTGGAACAACGGTTTGTATCCACAACCCGTCAAATGGTAGGCAAGTAGAAGCCGTTGTAACCGATAGAGGGCCATTCGTCAGAGGAAGAACAATTGACGTTAATCAAAACGTGGCTCGTGCTCTAGGTTTCTCAGGAACCGCACATTTAAATTACCATCCGTGTTAAGAGTCGGTTGCACACAACAGAAAGGTAAATCCCAAAATGAAGAAGATTATTCTAGCTGCGATGACCGCAGTGGCTATGTTTGCATTCGCTGACGTAGCATCTGCACGTCCTCACGGCAAACATAGTCAGTATTCAGCAAACTACGAAGTTGAAGAACCAAATCTCCTAGATCAAATTCTAGGTGGATCTGACGCCAACTGGAGCGTGTCTCCTGTTATCAAGTTTAAAAACAAGAAGCAGGCTCGCTCGTATTACAAGCAAAGAGAAGCAACTTATCGTTTCGATCAGGCTGATGAATCATACACAGGTGGTTCAATCGTAGCACTTGGTCGTGAGTTGCAGCATGCTGGATTCCGTGTTTCTGAACACCCAGCATTCGGGGGCGTTCATCACGTTCACGCACATCATTCTGCGCATTACTCTGGTAATGCTATTGACATTAACGTAGGACGTGGTGTGTATGAAGCCCGCTCAGGATATGCAGGTCGTTTTGATCGTTTAGCATCTAACCTAAGAGCAGAAGGTTATACTGTTCTATGGCGCACTGCTGGTCATTACAACCACATGCACGTACAGAGATAAAATAGTAAGGGAGGCAATGTCCGTGCCTCCCTTTTTATCATGGAGGCAAACTTGAACATAGAAAAAGAGGATAAGAACATAGATATCCCCAATATTGAAGATCATCACTACTATCTATTCAACTCAACTTTTGATGCGAGTTCTACCGGAGATGCGTTAAGATTTATTCTTGCTCGTAACCTAATGAAAAAAGATCGCCCCAAGTTTATGAAGTTTATCATTAACTCTCCCGGCGGCGAAGTTCCCTCAGCCTTTGCTCTTATTGATACAATCAAAGGTTCTAAAATCCCGGTGTATATGTATGGACTTGGTGAAATTGCTTCTTGTGGTCTACTTACGTTTATGGCGGGACAAAAAGGACATCGTTACGTTACCCGAAACACTGCAATCTTATCTCATCAGTTTTCGTGGGGAACGATTGGTAAAGAGCATGAACTGCATGCATCAGTAAAAGAATTTAATAATACGAGCCAGCGCATTATAGACCATTATAAAAAATGTACTGGCCAAACAGAAGCAGTTATTAAAAAGTATTTGCTACCACCAGAAGATGTTTGGTTGACGCCCAAGGAGGCAGTGAAGTATGGCATCGCAGACCAGATTGTGGATTTTTATTGAGTGGGCTGCAACAATAACATTAATTGTTGCTGTTGCGCTTACATCATGGAACGTTTATCCAGCTAACATATATATGAGTGCAGTTGGTAATTTCCTTTGGTTGCTTATGGCATTGCATTGGAAGAAACTTTCCTTAATCATCATCCAGGCTTTTATATTAATACTATACCTTGCTGGTGTGGTTAATTTTTTCATGGGAGTATAATATGGCAATTATTCGTTTTTCTACCGAGGAAGTTTTCGGTACAGATTCACAAGAATATGAAATTCTAACACATGCGGTATCTAAGGTTGGTAACACACCAGGAGCAATCGTAGAGATTGGTACTCGTCGTGGTGGTTCTGCTAAGATGATTATTGATGTGTTGGCTGAGAATGGTAACACTGATCGTTCAATGTTTTGTATTGATCCTTATGGTAATATTGAGATTGAATGCACCAACCTTAATATGACAATTCATAACCCTGACCGTGTAATCGAAGGCGATAAGCAGTCTAAGGAACTAACTTCTCCTCAGCGTTTTGATTATGATAACACAATGCGTAACCGCACTATCCCTTCGCTCTATTTCTATGCTTATAACGCTGGTCTAAACTTCTCATTCTTTTGTCTAGAAGATCATGAGTTCTTTAAGCGTTATGGCGATGGTGTTCCTGTCTATGATGAATACAAGAAGCTAGAGAACGAATATGCTTTTGTATTCTTTGATGGCCCTCATGACAATGAGACTTTACATGTCGAATGCGACTTCTTCGTGCAGCGTGCACCAGTTGGCGCCGTTTATGTATTTGACGATATCTGGATGTATGATCATGATGGTATCGTAGAGAACACTTACCTATTCCCTAATGGGTTTGAAGTTCTTGGGAAGAGCAACATCAAAGCGTCTTACATTAAGACGAAGTAATATACGTTCCTCCGGAATATAAATAATGATACAACATTCCGGAGGAACCATGCTTAATTTTAACGAATATCTGTCTGAATTGAAGCTGACTCTTCAGTATCATGAAGAACTAAATCCTAAGATTTGGAAGTCACCAGATACGCTTGACCCACAAGTAAAGAAAGCTCTTATAAAGTTTGGGCATGCTTGGGCAGAATTCGCTAAGATTCCAAAGTCAATGATTCAAGATATCGTTATGACAGGTGGTAATGCCAACTACAATTACACTGGTAAGTCTGACATTGACGTTCATCTAATTGTCGATCGTAGTAAATTATTTGATGACGCTAAGTTCGTTGAAGAATATCTACAAGATAAGAAATCCCTCTGGACTTTAACTCATAATGTTGATGTGTATGGTTATCCTTTAGAGCCTTATGCTCAGGATGATGATATTAAATACCCAAAAAATCAGGGAGTCTATTCTTTATTGAAAGACGAATGGGCCAAGAAACCTGTTAAAGTCGACTACGATTTCAAGAATGATCATCTACTAAAACAAAAAGTCTCCCATTATATGCATGCTATCGACCATATGATCAAACATCACATGGGAGAAGAGTCTTTCAATAATATGAAAGTTCGATTCAAGAACATGCGTACAGCTTCTCTACAGCAATATGGAGAATTTGGTAGAGAGAACCTTGTATTCAAAGAGCTACGTAACCGTGGATACATTGACAAGATGAATAAATACGAGGCTTCACTAAAAGATAAAGAGCTCTCCTTAAAATAAGAGTTTACTTTTTCCAAAAACTTTAGTATAATATAATCTGTCTAAGATGGAGGTTGTTATGAATATGAGTAGTGATCTAGAATTTATGGTTGAGACAGACATGATCATGCACGGATATAATCCCTATAATCCTGTCGATGTTAATACGTATTGGGAGGAATATTTTAATGGCGATTGAGATTTATTCAAAGGATAACTGTTCTTTCTGTGACCAGGCTAAGCAGATGCTTCGCATTCACGGTAAAGACTTTGTCGAATACAAGCTAGACGAGGACTTTACTCGCGAAGTTCTACTATCAAAGTTTCCTGAAGCTAAGACTTTTCCTATCATTGTTCTCGATGGTTTCAACATCGGTGGCTTTGAACAGTTGAAGAAGCATCTTACAGAGGAAACAACAGACAACCGAAAGATTCTACTAGAAACTGATTATTTTGGAGCTTAATTATGGTTATGTATGCGAGAGATACTCTACTACAGGATCTTCGTAAGAATGTAATGTCTGTTCACTTTACTAAGGTGAACGGCGAAAAGCGAGAGATGCGTTGCACTCTCATGCCTCAGCTTCTTCCACCAAACTATGTCAATGAAGCAGCTGAAGAAAAAGATTTCCACGAAAAGAACCAAGAGGTTCTTGCAGTGTGGGATGTGATTAAAGGAGGATGGCGTTCATTCCGCATAGACTCCATAGAATATGTTGAAATGTTAGACCCGTATCAATATATGTAAGGAGAATTAAATGAACGAAAAGACCTACTGGGGGCATCATCTCATAATTAATGCAGGCGAATGTAACCATTCTACCATCACAGATTACAACACAATCTTTCAGTTTGCTAAGCAGCTAGTCAGAGAAATTGACATGGTTGCTTATGGCGAACCACAGATTGTTAAGTTTGGGCATGGAGATAAGCAGGGCTATACTCTTGTTCAACTTATAGAGACAAGTAATATTTGTGCACACTTTGTTGATGAAACAAATGATGCCTACATTGATGTCTTTTCATGTAAACCTTTTGATGAAAAGGTAGTGATTAATTTAGTAAAAACTTTCTTTGAAGCAAAGAAGTTCGAAACAATGTTTATTGACAGACAAGCATGAGGATTAAATGGTTGATGTGATTTGGTCTGATTTCGATCCGGAATCAGAATATTCTTTGAAACAACGTGAAGCTAAAGCAATAAACGGTCCAGAATATTGGCCAACAATGCGGGAAGTGTTTAAGCACGATTGTGCTACACTCCCGCTAAATCGTTTTAGATTATGGGCTTCTTGCCACAACGTTCCTTTCATTACACAGTATAGAACTTCTCGTTTTCTTGGCGAGGCTTTCTATCATGCTGCTCGTGATCCTGAGATTGCAGAAGCACTAGAGGAAAATTGGATTGGCGCTCCGGAGCATATCCAAAACGCTCTAAGAGTTTCTTCTGACTTTAATACATCAATGCAGCGTATTCAAGATATTGCTCATCTTTGTATCACTGGTTTTGCTAAACAACTAAAGGAAATGGAATCAATCGTTGAGATTGGTGCAGGATATGGAGACATGTGTTCCGTTGTTCATGCTCTTGGTTTCAAAGGTAAGTATACCATTGTTGATATTCCTGAAACTCAGCCAATTCAGGCACACTATCTTGGTAAGCAGGGTATTACTCCTAATTGGTCGTTCGAAGATGACAATGTAACTCATGCTGACCTTGTTATTGCTACATGGTCATTGTCGGAAACTCCAGTCGAGTATCGTAATGTGTTAATGCCAAAGATTGACAAATCTAAAAATTGGCTTATACTAGCACAGTCGGAAGTTTTTGGGTTTAAGGTAAACGATGATTACTTTAATAATTTCTTCCTAGATAAGAATGTAGAAAAGATTCCATTGATCAGCAATGGTCTTGATGTTTGGGATGGAGGAAATATGTATTATGTTGTACGGAGCGAGTAAGTTTACAGGTTACGCAGTACCAGAACAATGTTATACTGCTAACTCTACTGAAAAGTGGAGACCAAACATTGGTATTACGTTCGGCACGTTTGATCTATTTCATGCTGGGCATACGACTATGCTTCAGCATTGTAAGACACAGTGCGATCAGCTGATCGTAGGGTTACAATCTGATCCTACGATTGATCGTCCGGATAGTAAGAACAAACCAATTCAATCATTGTTTGAAAGATATGCACAACTCGATGCTTGTCGTTGGGTTGATGCAATTATTCCTTATGACACTGAAGATGACCTACTCAACATACTAAGTATTGGTGAGTTCAGGAAACGATTTATCGGCGAGGAATATAAAGGTCATTATATCCACGGCGAAGATATATGTAAGTCAAGAAATATAGAAATTGTTTTCATTGAACGTAAGCATTTTTATTCATCTAGTGAATTGAGACAGAGGGTTTCATATAATGAGTCACACAGATAATTATTTCAATGAAGTTGTTACGATTGCTCAGACTATCGATACAGTCAAGATCGACATACTGGCGCAGAAACTTAAAGACGTTCGGGAAAGTGGTGGCCGTGTATTTGTGCTTGGCGTTGGTGGTTCTGCTGGTAACGCTTCCCATATGGTTAACGATCTTCGAAAGCTATGCGGTATCCAATCATATTGTCCTACCGACAACGTTCCGGAACTCACAGCGAGAACAAATGATGAAGGATTCGATACAGTCTTCGAAGAGTATCTCCGAGTAAGCAGACTTAGTCCTTTTGATGCTATCTTTGTTCTATCCGTTGGTGGTGGTAACAAAGCAAAGAATGTTTCAGTAGGTCTATGTAATGCTATTGATCTTGCTGACGAAGTTGGAGCTCAGGTGTTTGGTATTGTTGGTAAGAATGATGGATATACTTACAAGATGGGCAACTGTGTTGTTTGTATTCCTGCTGTTGACAATACAAGAATCACTCCTCACTCAGAAGCATTCCAAGGCGTAGTCTGGCATTGCTTAGTTTCTAATCCAATCCTACAGAAGAATGCAACCAAATGGTAAAAGCGATTTTCCTTGATCGTGATGGCACGCTCAATGAGCTAGTCCATGGCAGAGATAATCCAAAGCATGTTTGTCCTTGGTATTTCTCAGAGTTTAATTACATTGATGGTGTAGAGGAAGCTATTAAAGGTTTAAGATCTCTTGGGTTTTCTCTACACGTTGTAACTAATCAGCCAGACGTTGATGATGGATATACAACCGAAGATACAATGAATGTTATTCATCAGTGTCTTAAGAATGATTTAAAGGTTGATACAATTCAGGCAGCAAGAACACGTGGAACTGAAGAGTATAAACCTAATCCTGGTATGTTGAATAAGATCATCAAAGAATGGCACGTTACTAAGGAACGTAGCTGGATGATTGGTGATACATGGCGTGACGTTGTTGCTGGCAACCGTGCCGGAGTAAAGACTATATACCTTGGTGATATATATTCCGCTCCTTCCGAATGGCAACAAATCAAGCCAGACTTTTATGCAAAGAATCTTTTGGAAGCAGTTAACATTATTCAACAGAATGTAGGTGGCGAATGATTGAAGTATATGCAGATGGTGCAGACTTTGAAGGTATTATGAAGGCTGCAGAGAATCCAAGAGTTACTGGGTTCACAACCAACCCAACCCTAATGCGGCAAGCTGGTATTGATAACTACGAATTGTTCGCTAAGAACACGATTCGTTCTCTTGCTGAGAAACGTCCAGGAACTAATATCTCTCTAGAAGTATTTGCTGATGATACAGATAACATGTATCTTCAGGCAAAGAAGATTGCTTCATGGGGAACAGAATGTAACTACGACGTATTCGTAAAGATCCCTGTTACAAATACAAAGGGCGAAGACAATTACGGTTTGATTCGTTTGCTTAATGAAGAAGGCGTAAAGGTAAATGTTACTGCTGTCTTTACTCCCAAGCAGACGCAGAATATTCTAGAGAACATTACCAACCCAGATGTTCCTGTTATAATTTCTATCTTTGCTGGTCGTATTGCTGATACTCTACGTGATCCAGTTGTATGGACAAAGCAGTGTATCGGCGAAGCAATGGATAAGCCGGAAGAGTTTAATAAGATCAAGTTCCTTTGGGCTTCTTGTCGTGAGATCTATCATCTACATATGGCAGAGTCTGCTGGTTGTCATATTATTACTATGCTCCACGATCAGATTAAGAAACTGAATCTAGAAGGTAAGGATCTAGAAGAATTTTCTAGAGAAACTGTTCAAATGTTTTATAATGATGCCCAGGCATCTGGGTATAGGATTGAGGTAGGTTATAATGAAGGGTTTTGAAGAAAACGAAATTTCTGCTAAGGCTCAGGGTGGTACTGAGATTGCCAAGCGTAAGCTGGCAGAAATTCTAGATCAAGATTTACTTGAACAGTGTCAGATCATTTGTTCACGTGAAAGAAATCTAGACGAATCTAAGATTCGAATCTTTTGGTGTCATGATATGCCAGAAGATCCGGAGTCTGCTAAGTTTAGAGACACAGATTGGCGTGATAAGTTTCATAAGTTTGTATTCATTTCTAACTGGCAGTTCCAGCGTTACCAGGGAATGCATGGTATTCCTATGGACAGCAAGTGTATAATTCTAGAGTCAGGTATTGAACCAGCGCCAGAAACTTGCTTAGAGAAATCATATGATGATAAGATCAGACTAGTATATACTTCTACACCACAACGTGGTCTAGAAATTCTAGTTCCTGTGTTTGAATTTCTAAATGAAAATCAGGATGACATTCATCTAGATGTATTCTCTTCATTCAAGATCTATGGTTGGGATGATTACGATAAGCAGTTTGAACCGTTGTATGATCAAATTCGCAACAACCCAAATATGACGTATCATGGTTTCGTTCCTAATACTGAATTGAAGGAATATCTTAACAAAGCTCATATCTTTGCTTATCCTTCTATTTGGCCAGAGACTTCTTGTCGTGCTATGCTAGAAGCAATGTCAGCTGGATTGGTTTGCGTTCATCCTAACCTTGGCGCTCTTCCAGAAACTTCTGGTGCTTTGAATGTTATGTATCAGTTTGATATGGACAAGAACATGCATGGAAGCATTTTTGCTGGTAATCTTAATGCAGCAATTGAGCTTGTTCGCCAGAAGAAGCAGGATAATATGATTAGATTCAACAAGACTTATGTTGACTCTCGTTATAATATTGATTTCATTAAGAGCAAATGGGACTTTATGTTAAGGGATCTAGTTAAGAAATATCCTGACGCAGAGTCAAGAAAGTTCCCAGAAGCAATGTTTACCTACAAGACGAGCTAAACAATGATTGTTACAAAAACTCCACTACGTGTTTCGTTTTTTAGTGGCGGTAGCGATATGCCATCCTTCTATGAACAGGAGGATGGCGCCGCCCTTTCTGTTACTATCAATAAGTTCATTTATGTATTTGCGCACAAGGTTCCGCATATGGGCGTGCGTTGTATGTATGATGATGTTGAAGAACAACATGACATTGAACAAATGCAGCATGCAATTACTCGTGAGACTCTAAAGTATTATAACATTACAAAGGAGATTACGGTTGCGTCCATTTCAGATATTGTTTCTAAGGGTTCTGGGCTCGGTAGTTCTTCTGCTTTTACTGTGGGTCTTGTCAAAGCTCTATCCACTACAAAGTATGATAACAGCACTCGTAAGTATGTAGCAGATATTGCTTGTCAAATCGAAATGGAAAAGTGCGGCTATCCTGTTGGTAAGCAGGATCAGTATGCTGCAGCGTTTGGTGGCATGAATCTATTTCGTTTCAAAAGAAATGGCGAAGTTGAAATAGAAGAAATGAGACTAACCAACCCGCATGTTAGTGCTCTCGAAAAGAATCTATTGCTTGTATATTCTGGCCGTGGTAGAGATGCTAATAACATTCTACAGAAGCAACAGAAGGCAATGCTCGATATTGATAAGTTTAATAAAGTTAAACGGTCAAGAGATAAGGCGTTCGAAGCAGTAGATCTAATTCATAAAGGAAAGATCGACGACTTCGGTAGACTACTTCACGAATCTTGGTTGGACAAGAAAGGCGTTTGCGAAGAGATTACACAGGACTACTTTGATAAGATCTATGAGACTGCTATGGAGGGCGGAGCTCTCGGCGGTAAACTACTAGGCGCTGGTGGTGGAGGATTCTTTATCTTCTACGTTCCGGAAAAAGATCGTGCCTCTGTCGAATGGGGTATCATGAATCTTCATAAAGAATGTCGTATCTATGACTTCGAATTCTATGGCTCGGGTTCTCATATGGTCTACCAGAACTAAATACTATTGACTTTTTTGAAATTATAAGGTAATATAATAATATGAGTTCTAATAATATCGTGAGTTTTCCCAAAGGGAAAACAGCAAATAGAGACATTACTATCGAAGATATCCAGCACAATATGGATATGATGAGGCATTATCATATCCAAGAAACAATCCAAAACCTTGTTCCAATGATTTTTAATCAGTTAGATATCGCTGGTTTTGGATTGATCGAAGATGATGTTGATCTAGATGTTAAGGATGGCGCATTAATAGTCGAAGCATTACGTTCGTTGATGTTAAAGCACTATGACATGCATCATCCTTTTCAGCAGGTAGCAGAAGCAATCTTTATTCCGCACCCAAAAGAAGAAGGGGCGTTTAAGATTGTTGATAAGTTGGAATTAGAACTAGATCCAATTGGCGAAACCGAAGAAACCGAATAGGTGAAATTGTGATTATTGTTGACTTGAATCAGGTCATGTTGTCTAATCTTCTCATGCAACTTGGCAACCATACCAATGCACAGCTTGAAGAAAATATGGTTCGCCATATGATCCTAAACTCTCTCCGTTCATATAAAGTAAAGTTCGGAGATGAATTTGGCGAAATGATTATTGCCTGTGATAATACTAATTACTGGCGTAAACAAATCTTCCCTTATTATAAAGCCAACCGTAAGAAGAATCTTGAATCTTCTGAATTGGATTGGAAAGCACTGTTCGAATGTCTTAATAAGATTCGTGCAGAACTCAAAGAGTATTTTCCCTACCGAGTTATCGACGTTGAGTCAGCAGAAGCTGATGATGTTATTTCTACGCTTGTCTCTAAGTTCGGCTCAGAACTAAATACTGGTGAGAAAATCCTAATTCTATCAGGCGATAAAGATTTCATTCAGTTGCACGTATATTCTAACGTAAAACAGTATGATCCCACCCGTAAGAAATGGGTCTCGCACGAAGATCCGGAAAGATATCTTCACGAACATATCCTAAAGGGAGATGCTGGCGATGGCGTTCCTAATGTTCTTTCTCCTGATAATGTTTTTGTTGTGGGTGATCGCCAAAGACCCCTAACAGCAAAGAAGATGGAAAAGATTATGGGCACTGATCTGGAAGAAATGGATACAGTTACTGCCCGTAACTATTCTCGTAACGCACGGTTGATTGATCTTAGTTTCACGCCAGATACTATTCGTGAAAAGGTTATGGAACAATTCGATTCACAAACAAACCGTGATCGTAGCAAACTACTTAATTACTTTATAGCAAACAAACTCAAAAACCTTACTGATCATTTGAGTGAATTTTAGGAGATAATAATGGCTGTCCTTGGAATGTATGAATTTCTGCTCAAGGTTTCAAAACTAAAAAAGACGCAAGAAAAGGTAGACAATCTAGCTGGTAATGATACCTTTGCTCTAAGAACTATTCTTCAGGGTGTGTTTGATCCAACTGTTAAGTTTGCCCTACCAGAAGGCGAACCGCCATACAGACCAAATGAAATTGTAGATCAACAGCACATTCTACATAGAGAAGCTGACAAGATTAGATATTTCGTCGAAGGATTTTATCCTAATCTCAATCAATCAAAACGAGAAATGATGTTCGTTGAGTTTCTTGAGAGATTAGATCCAGACGATGCCAAACTTATCTTAGCAATGAAAGATAAGAAGATG